ATGTTGCCGGCAGTGATGTCCTCGGAGAATGAACCCACCTGTGCCAGGCCGGCATGTTCCTCCGGGTCGTCGCCAGAACCATCGGTCACCGGGGTCTCCCGATACCACTCCACCAAGGTGCCTTGGGTGGCCTCAAGGGCAGCTTCCTTCAGAATCTTGTAACCGGCATCAGTTACGTCCAGATTCATTGAACAGGGGATCGTGTAGCTCTGGCCCGTGATCAGGTTGGCCTGGAAGCCATACTCCGAGTCGTAGTCCAGCACAGCGGTGCTGTCGCTGGTGGCTTGGATGCCAGCATTATCCAGTGAGAACACACGGGTCATCCCGGCGCTGCTAGTAGGAATAGTGCTGGAGCTGGTGCCCAACTTCACCCACAGCTTGTAGCCGAAGGCTGCGAAAAATGCCCCAGTGGCCATGACAAAAGAACAGACCTATACGTCTAGGTTGCCTGTGCTACGCACACTCCTCACATTCCAGTACATCCCAAGGTGTCGGACGGGGGCATGTATGGAGGTCAAACCCCTTGATCTCATGGTCAGTTGGGCACGTAGCCACCAGCGCCTCGCGGAGCTTCTTCTCCGTAACACCAAGCTGCTCCAGCACGTCTTCCATGCGCTCGCCGCGGTTCAGCATGTGGCGGGCACGTTGGCCCAGCGTGCGCACCGTGCCGGGGGCTTTCACCAGCCAGTTGTGGTCGCGGATGAAGTGGCGGATCTCACCCTCAGAGAACACCGTCAACAACGTGGAGAATGTTCCCTTTTTTGGGTCCCAGGCGCGACACGTTTTGATAAATGCGATGTCGATGCAGCTGAATAAATCGTCGGGCGCCACATAGAAGTATTTGCGGCACATCTTGCGCCCCAGCAGCTTGATGATGCCTTGGTGCTCGCGGTACAGCACGCCGATGCGGCGCTGCTCGTCACCATTCAGCGGGGTGGCGAGATAGCCGGTTTTGGGGCGGCGTGATGATCCCATGTACCACACCTTACGGTACATGGGCAAACTTGGTGGTTACACAACTGCGCAGTGACTTAGCTGCGTACTACGCCGACTAACAAACCGGAACCGCCGGTATACCCGCTGGTGATCGTGCCGTACAGCACCGTACTTAAGCTCGGGGCGCGGCTCACCAGCTGGCTGTAGGTGCTGGTGCGGTTAGATGGCAACCCCTCGTCGCGCCACTCCAGCTCCATCACGTCGAGCTTCAGGCGCTTCAGGTCGCCGTTGGAAACACCCGGCACTAAGTCGCCACCACCCATCTCAGTGGTGCCCTCCAACGTGGCAAGCGCCAGGTCGAACGTGGCCTGCTGTACTTCGCGGGGGATTACATCATCGGCAATCGTGCGGCCGTTGATCACCGCATCAGTGCGGGGCCACGCCAGTGCTTGCGCTTCCGCCGTGCGTGTTCCAACCCAAGCCAGGGGTTGGAGGTCGGTGGTGGCCATGATCAAAGCACGGGCCTTGTTGTCCGCACTGGCAGCAGTCCAGGTGGTTACGTTCAGGCTGTTGTCGGCGATGCTGTTGGCGGTCGCCACGGTGATGAAACTGTTGGAATTGGCGCCGCCAACTGTGGCATCAAGCGAGACAGGCATTGGTGTGGTCCCAGTGCTCTAGGTTTCCTGTAATAGAAAAGAAAAAGCCCCAGCAAGAGGCCGGGGCATTGGGTAGATCGGACCCGAAGATCACGCAATAGGATCCAGCGGGGTGCCGGACTTCAGACGCACAACGGGGATCAATTCCGAGTCGTACTTCAGGGTCCAGTTGCCAGACGTGGATAGGGCGGCGTTGTTCGGGTTGTCGGTGCCCGCGTTCCAGGTCACACCGTTGACGTGCATACCGTAGTGGTAATCCACGGCCATCACATCCTGCTTGGACAGGATGTTGCGCTCGGCTTCGATGCGAAGCTCCTGCTGCACACCCTCGCTCACGGCACCAGGGCCGAAGAGGAAAGAGGTGTACACACCAGAAGCGTGGGGCAGCTGCGAATCAACGATCACACGCAGGCCGGCAAAACTAGCCACACCAGCATCAGTGATGTTGGTGCCGCCAGCACCCCAGGTGATGGGGTCGCCCGACTGCACGTTGCCGCCGGTGAAGGTCAGCATCCCGATTTGCTGCAGGTAGTAGTACTGGTTTGGGTGCAGTGCGATCGTGGTCAGAGACTCGCCGCGCTCGCCCAAAACAGCCTTGGCAGCAATCACAGACATCGCGCTGATGTCCTTATCGGCATCACCGGTGATGTCCACACTGTTGGCAGACAACGCACTGCCGAAGATGCCGCTCAGTTGAGACAACAGAGTGGCAGTACGGAGCTTGTTGATGCTGGCAGCCAAGTAGCCGCGAACCGCAGCCATTGGATCAGCGCCAGTGCCCAGTTTGCTGAGGTCATCCACGGCATACGCAAAGCCGCGGTGCAAAATGGTCATCACTTGCTCGGAAGCAGTGATGGCCTGAGGGCTCAGGTAGCCGCCCTCGCTGGTGCCCCAGTCGTCGTTGGACTGGATGATTTCCTCGGTGGGGTTGATCGGCTGGAAATAAGGCACGCGCACGCGAGTGCCACCAGCACGACAGTCGAGGGCTGCGTTGCGGGTCAGTACACCGCTCTGCACGAAGGCAGAACGCTGCACAATTTCCTCGCTCAGGTAAGCAAGGAACTCGGGGCGGGTGACCAAGTTGGTCAGAAATGTCCCGTCGTAGTTCTGAAGGGTGGCGGTCATTAGTTCAAATAGCGGGGTTGCCGGTGGTTACCCGCGAGTGGCTTCGGCTTTGAGCAGCTTCGCCAGCTCAGGGTTGTCCTTCTCCAGCCGCAGGATGTCCGTGAAGTTGTACGTGTCCTTCCGGTATGGGTTGGCCATGCCGGGTGGAACGTTGGATGTGGGGGCGCTACCCATGCCGCGGGCCCCGGATGGGGCGAAGTGGTGGTCCCAGCCGGAGCCGGGATTCTTCAGGTTGGCTAGGTAAGCGGCAAGGGGCTGTTCGATGCCGTTGACGATGACGACGGGGACGCCGTCGCTGTTGCGTAGTTGCGGTTGCAATAGACCCAGCAGTTGTTCGGGGGCCAGCGCAGAGGCATGGCTGATCTGCTGTAAAGCAGTGGCGCGTAACCGCTCGTGGGCGGCTTCGCTGTCCTTGGCCTGAAGCGCGACTTCAAGCTCTGCTATCCGTTGCTGCAAACGCGCATTGTCGGCATTTGCCTCCTCCCACAACTTCTTGAACTCACCGGAGTCGGCGAGTTTCTGTTGCTTGTTGGACTTGAGCTGAACTTCCGAATCCTTCAGTCTTCGCTCCAGTTCGCCGAGACGCTCGTTGAGCTTTCGGTTGGCCTCGCCCTTAGCTAAGTTGTCCTGTTGGACAAGATCCAGCTTCGTGCGGAGAGCAGAAAGATCCTCTGAATTGGTGGGTTCGGGGCTGGGTTGCTGAGCCACCGGCTCAACGCGCTCCTCCACGGAAGGAGCACCCATGACTTGCTCAGTCATACGGGGAGATTGGTACTTTGTACCATCCTAGGTTACCCCTGCGGTGTACTAGGTGAGGAAGGGGGAACTATTTGTTCCAGCTGCGCTTGGAGTTGTTGGAGTGCTGGGCTTAGGGGTTGTCCGGCGGCGCTTTGGCGGTGAAGTGCTACTAGTAACAGGTGCGCTTGTCTGGGATTCATGGGGGGTTTTTGTAGTAGAAGGGCGGCGTTTTACCCAGGGGCCGGGGATCCAGCAGGCCATTAAAACTCCACAGGTTTGTAATACTCTAGGTGTAAATGGGGATCAGGACGCACCGGCAAAATGGGTGGAGTGGCGGCGGACCCTTGGGAAAGGCTTCAGGTGTTCCAGCTTCTTTGCCGTCAAGGGGGCGGCACACGGGGCAGGTCTTGGGGTCGAGGACGGCGTTCCAGCGCCAGCGTGAAATGGGGCGGGTAGAAGCAGGGGCGGCACGTTGCTGCGCGTTGTAGGCCATAGCCCAGAAAGCAGCAGCCATCAGACCCTTCAGGCGGAACCGCCACGCATTAGCCACCGTGCCCTTGCCTACCACTGGTAGTTGCTCACCCTTGCGGAATCGGACGCCAATCACCACGTCTGCAATATCGGCAGTGGTTACGTTCTGCATGAAACGGGATTGCACTGAACGATCCAGTAAACGCAGTAACTGTCGGCCGAATGGTGATAAGCCGCCGCCAGGACTGGGACTGAATAACGTCAGTAGTGTCTGCGTTTGGATGCGGGTCTCGCGCAAGATGTCGCCCAAGTCGCGGGGTGCCAGCGCCGGGAGGTCAAATAAGTTTGCAGCGGTAGTGGTGGCAGCTACCTCGGCCTGCACCAGCCGCGAGCGGAGGATGGCGAAGATGCGGTTGGATGTGTTCTGGAGTTCGGTGGCAAATCGTTCGCGGAGTTTGGGATATACAATCTGGCGTTCCAGTTGACCCTCGGGGAGGGTGGCGATTAGGGCGCGGATGCGCAGGGCAAGCTCAAACAGTGCGCTCTTGGCATCGCGGTCGGTTTCGTCCTCCAGTCGGGTGACCGCTACAGCGAGCGCTCGGATGTACTCCTCTGAAGTCATTCATCCTTACCGGGACGCAATGGCGTGGCAAGAGTTTGCGAGTTCAATGACTCGCCTTGTCCGGCGTTGCGGGGGCCGGTAGAGCTTTCGTTTTCTTGAAATGCAAAGTCGGGACCGCCCGCAGCATTGAGACGCTCCATTGCTAAAGCCTCCTCCTGGTCTTCCTCTGTACGCTCCAGCTCGGTTTCAATGTCGAGTTCGGGTGGGAGGACCTCGCCCTGCTGCAGGATGCGGAGCAGCGTTTCTTGGCTGATCGCGTTCTGCATGTAGAGCTGTAGGTACGCCGTGATCTGGTTGCCGTCGATCAGGCGGTTCTCGTAGTCCTGCTCGATGATCACCTTGGGGGGTTCCACGCCCGCATACTCGCCCGCAATGCGGAGCATTTCTTCCAGGGCACGCTGGAGGTCGCCCGCAATCAACGCCATGATTGAGTCGCTATCAATGCGATCCAGGCGCTTGGATTCCGCGGCGGCATTGGTGACGTTTTGTTGGGTCAGTGTGTTGATGCCTAGGCGGCTGATCTGGTCCTCCAGTGCTTCGAGGCACTTCAGCTGGCTCTCAAACGCATCGCTGGTGGGTTGGACATACTCGCAGCCGCCATCGGGCGGAAGCAGCACCGCGGTATTTACTGAGATGCCGACTGGTGTGTCGCCGTCGGGGTCGAAGCCGCGCATCGTCAAGATCGGCATCGAGCCCGTGTGGATCGCGTGCATGTAGTCGCAGAAGCGCTGCGCATAACTGATATTCAGGTACGCCACCTCCAAAAGGGGTGGGCTGCTCAGCAAATTGCCCACACGGTTGCTATAAACCGAAACCAGTGGGATCGTGTCCAGTGACGTGCTGCCACGCTCAAAAATGTTCCATGCACCCGCTGATGCAGTATCGCGGCGCCACACCTCGTAACGGCCGGGGTACAGCACGCGGATTTGCTCCTCGATGTCCTCGCCAAAATCACCCTTCGGTAATGCAACGAACTCGCGGATACGGACTTGTGTTAATTCACTCTGGGGACGTTGATCATTAGTGCGCCAGCCCAAAATCTGCTTGGGGCTGACAAGGATCAAGTACGGTTGGCGGCCACCATCAGCACGCTCCTCGGCAAGAGTACGAGGCAGATTTCCTGAAGGGAAATCCACGAGTGCACTGCAGTGACCGTAAAGAATTGCAACTTCCAGTAGGCGGCGGGCAAAGCTGTTCAGCGTCGTGCCATCGCCTGAAACATTCCTGCTCCACTCCTGCCAATATTCGTCGCCGTCCAGTTGGATGCCCTTGCGGAGGATTAGGCCGGCTGCTTGGGAGGCGAGGCGCTGGAGGAAGGGGGGCAGCGTGGCGTGGAAGATGCGGCGTCCGTAGGCTTCCGCGTCCTCGCGGGGTTCGCGGGGGATCAGACGCTCGCATTGGTCGCGCAATGTGCGGGTGCCGCCCATGCAAATGTCGATGGGGTCCCAGCGCGGGATCATCGCGTAGACCGCGTTGGTTAGTTCGCTTGGGTCGTTGCTTGGACCCTCAATCGCGGTGCCTGTGCTGCGCGTAAAATCGCGGCCGGGATACGTGCTGTAATCGACCACAGGTGTCCCAGCGCTTTACTTTAGTACCCTAGGTTACCCCTGAGATTGCTGGTGGGGGCTGGGTTTAGGTCACCACTTTTCGCGGTTTGCCCAGTAAGCGGCACTCATCTTGCCCTTGGCAATGTTCCTTGCGTGGCGGGCCTTAAATGCCTCGCGGCGCTTACGATTCGCCCCGCTTTCTCCAGCCCGTTTGGGTGATCCAGCCACGCCCTGTTGGCCGAAACGGATGAGTTTTACCTGGCCGCCTTCTTTCGCCAAGACCGCGTGGGACTTGTTTGGGTGGTTTGGGGTGCGCTTCGGTTTGTTGTAGCCGGCAAACTTCTCGCCGCGATACTCGATCACTTCTTCTTGCCGGCTTTGGCGCGCTTGGCAGTCTTCGCAGAACGCCGGAAAGCCTCCGCAGTTGGTGCGCCAGCACTGCCGGGCTTCCTCATGCGCTCGCCACTGCCCGCTTTGATGCGCTTGCGCTTGGCCGCGATGTTGGCATAAAGACCACGCTTAGCCATTACTTGCTCCGGCGACGTTTACGTGCCACGCCAGCCTCCGAAAGGGCGATGGCGAGGGCTTGTTTGCGGCTCTTCACCGCAGGGCCTTTCTT